ATTCGTCCTCGGTCTCCAATGATGTCAGTAGCTGATAATAGGACTTCACTTGCTTTCACACTCGCACCCTTTCTTTGGTCTCGTAGTAATCTCTGACTGCCTTGCGGCCTTTTAGATAACCTACGCGAATGCCGACTATACGGCCTAGATGAAAATATAGTGCTGATAAGACAATCATGGCAATTAAATCGCCTAATGATGGATCGAACATGTTGGAGCCTTTCTGTGGATGCCCTTCATCCGTGGCTCTACTGTCTCATGCCCTAAGGGGGAATTTTAGGAATTTAAGATAACGAAATGGTAACGATTCTGCGTCATCAATGTGATCATCGATGTCTCTATCGAGCTCGTTATCTAGGTCGTCCATAGCGCTTGCCTGAGACTACGAAGGTGCCGTCTTTCTCAATGTAGATAAGATCGACTTGAACATTTTTGCCCTCGACATACATGATGGCGAACGCGCTTTGCCAATTGGCAGAGCCTTTCGTGTAACTGGCCTTGCTAAAGTCCATTAGGTTTCCGACCTCAACACCATGCAGAACACGCCCTATACGGCCTCCAGAGGCCTCTGAGAAGGACGATCTCCCTGCCCTGTGAGTATGTCCTGAGATGACGCTCTTGCCGTGCCTACGAGCCGCTTCTAGGGCTGATAGACCGCCCTGAGACTTAATAGGCGTGTGATCTCCATGTACTGCGATCCAGCCCGGCGCGATGTTGTAAGGCTTGCGATGAAAGGTAATCCCTAACTGGTCAAGCTGCATAAACTTCTCAAAGCGCAGCTCTGGCAATGATAAGAATGACGGGATCTTACGCATGATCTGTGTGTAAAGGCGATCCGTGTGATTGGATCGGATCATCTGTGTCACCTGTAGGTCGTAAAGTACCTGAACAGCCTCGTCGCGATCATCTCCAAGAGTCTGCTCATAAGCCTCTGGCGTCCCTTCTGACCACTTGCTAATCGTATTAAAATCAATCTCATCGCCAATTGTAACGACTTCGTGCGGTTTAAATTTACTGATAAAACTAACTAGATTCTTGACTGCGTGTCTATCGTGGAAGGGAACCTGTAGGTCGCTCACTATGACAATGCGCTTCATTTAATCCTCGTCGTCGTCCTCATAGGGTAAGCGATCCACTCGGTCGGGGAGCGCAGGCAAGAGCCAATCAGGATAAGCCGATCGTTCTACCACAATCGCTAGGCATAAATCTACGGCGAACCCTGCCCGGCGCAAGGCCTTGTAGAACTCATGCATGCAGATTGCGTATTGATCAAGCTGTGAATAGGTATCGAGATCGATGACTTTCTTCTTTGCCATGTTAAAAATTATCGCTCAAGAAGTATGTTATAAATCTCATCGACACGCGCGTGTAACGCTTTAATTTCGTTAAGCAAGTGAGTGATGACGAAACCTGCTAGGCCACCGATTACCGCTAGGCTTGCAAAGTAAAATGTCATCATGTCTGAAACGGTCACTTTTTAGGGCTCGCATATCCGAAGACTCCGGCGACAATCGAGCCAAGGATTGCGCGATAGTCCAGAGCGAAATTAGATGTAGTACCCCAGACGGCTAAGAATGCGCCGACTGCGATAACTGCTGGATGTTTCATGTTCATTGTGTGCCACCTATCATCGGGATATTGAAGAACGAATTATCGTAATCGCCCCTGACAGTAAAGCTGATATGCGCATGGTGATTATGCTTATTGATCCCATCATAAGGACGCCAAGCCCAAGCCTTTTTAGATGAACAGATGAGGCCATCGAAGATGATGTAACTGACTCTCTTATCGCCAGACTTTGCAGCGAGTCGAATTTGATCAACCAAGTCAGGCATGAGATCGGGCTTCCTGCCTTTGCCGTTAAGGTCGCGGTCAATGTCGATGGCACGAACCCAGCCTTGTGCATCTGGATTATGATCAGACTTGCGTGCAGCGTGTCTTGTATCACCGATCCAGCCGTCTGAAGTTGTATCTCGACCGGGGAATGCATGATCAATTTGTTCACGCAATTGAATTGCGGATTTGCTCAATCGCGGCTTCACAGTCTGCACACTCCCATCGCTTTAGATCATTTAATAACAAAGAATCATGACCACACTCAGGCATTGGCGCTATGAATGCATCATCAATTGGATCGTAGGTATAACCAATCCCTGCATAGTTATAGCGAATTTTATGATTGAAGCTAGTGCGCTTGCATGTCTGGCCTCTGAAATTACCGTACCAAGTTTCAGGATCTAATCCTTCAATTAGTTCTGTTTCATCAATGCCAGTAATTACTTCTGTGACGATGTTATTATGATCAAGGAATGCATAGTGAGCCATTATTTCGTCACCGTTCCTGTTCCTGCAGTGAATGAGTAAATCTTATATCCGCCTGTAGTTGTAAGCGTATAAGTAAGACCGCCGCCGATAGAAGTTAAATCTAAAAATGAATCTGGATAGCGAATGATTACAATTCCAGAACCACCTGAACCTGCAGCGGTATTGAGCCAACCACCACCACCGCCTGAACCAGTATTGACTGTTCCTGATCCGCACGCGCCGCCATTCTCAAGGCCGCCTGCTCCGCCGCCGCCAGTACCGCCCGCACCTACTGGGCCAGTACCACCAGCAGAACCACCACCGCCGCCTGCGCGAGTGACTGCAGTTCCTGTGATTGAAGAAGAAGATCCTGCGCCGCCAGCGCCACCGACAGTTGAACTTGCGCCGTTGCCGCCTACTGCTCCTGCGCCACCACCGCCAGCTCCACCAGAAGTTGCACCAGTGCTTGCTCCACCGTCATTACCTTGTCCAGTAGTTTTACTACCACCTGCAAAGGTGCTTAGACCGCTTGCGCCGCCGCCTGAGCCGCCGTTACCGCCAGCAATTCCTGCTCCAGTAGATCCGCCGCCTCGACCGCCGCCGTCTGAAGTTACATAATCAAAGACAGAATTACTGCCTGCCGTTCCAACTCCACCAAATCCTGAAAAACCTGCTCCGCCTGCGCCGATAGTCACTGTAAATGAAGAAGACAGGGTATAACCAGAATCGGCTCGATATCCACCAGCGCCACCTGCGCCGCCAGCATAGACTCCACCGCCACCACCGCCAGCAATAACGAGATAATCAACCGTTGTCGGTGCAGTTAGTTTTCTTACATCAAGAATGCAGGCAACATTGTTAAGCATTACCCGATGGCTCCTACGACATACCAAGTGTCTGTGCCTGTCTTGATGCAAGCTGCGCTCTTATATTGTGCAAGGGTTGGTGCGGCCGCTACTGCTCCAGATGAAAGGATTGTAGTTGTGCCAGAAGTTACAGCTGAGATCGTGCACACGCCTGCGCCGATATTAAGGATGTTTAGGACTGTGCCAATAGGGAATGCTACTGAGGCATTTGTAGGGATCTTATAAGCGATCGCTGTGGCCTTGTTCATGAGCTCTAAGACCTGATAGGTATCGGCAATAACGGCCGTATAGTCGGCAGTCTGAGCTGCGCCGATAGTAAAGGCTACTAGGCCGTTATAGTCTGCGGCTGTAAAGATGTCGCCTGTTGTCGCTGGAAAGCCTTCTGCCATGATTTTCTCCTAGTATCCCATTATGGATTGTCCGATTATACCGTAGGTCGATGATCCAATGATGAATCCTTCGACTATAGGCTCAAGTGTTGTAACTGTGCATTTCATACTGTTAGGGGTTATATCCCATGTCAAGCCCTGCACCTGCAAGGTCTTGACTATTGTGCTGCCATCTGGCTGGACATTGGTGATCTTCACGTTGTCAAAGTAATCGAGACCGATCATTGTGTCAGTTGGAACTGCGGTATCCAATAGATCGACAGTCATGGCATCGATGCGGATAGTTGTTTCAGCTCGAGTCGCTACATAAATCTTGGCGATGTCCAAGACTTGAGCATCTGTCTGAGGGATCATGTCTGTGACTGTTGTTCCATGAGGAAAATACTTAGCCGATGATGTTGCATTAGTGGCGACTTGAACCGTGCCACCGATACGGGTCATACTGGCCTGATTGATGATGAGTTTGTCATCGAAGGCGTAACGAAGGTCTGAATAAGGAATGCCTGTGGTTTGGTTGAATTCAATAGGCGCGGCAGCCAAGGAACTTACGACATCGTTGCGATCCTTAAATTCAGCCGTTCCGTCCGTACGGATGAAGAATGCGCCCTGTTCTGCGAACTCTGCCGCTTTGAGAGCTGCAAGAGATGATCGAGATGTCCCCGGGTCTGCCTGGACTGTCGTCGATCCTGTGTCAGTAATTCTCATCGATGTAGGGAATGAGACTTGATCTAGAATCTTGGTAATGCGTGTACCAGTTGTCTGGCCTGCAGTTGCATCGGTTACTGTTGAGACGTTAGCCATCTGAAATAGGCGGAATGCATCCGAGCAGACGATATCGACATAGCCAATCTCCTGGCCTGTCGGATAGTAATACTTATATGAATCGACGTAGCCTGAGAATAGAAAGTGTTGAGTCGTGGCAGTCGTTGCTGCTACACGAATCTTGCGAAGTGGAGTCAGATAGCCAAAATAGGGACTAGACACGTTTTGAGGGTTGAAGTATGAGTCTGGGTCTAAGACTCGAACTGTGCAATTGCCAGCCTCGTAGGTATCACGCATAATGCTACGGCCACGGCTAATCTTGATCGATCGGGTAACGCTACTCAGATCGATCACTGGATCAGGCACTTCTGTTGATGCAAACTGTGATACGCCGATAACGCCGTTGATTGGGTCGCCAATAGTAAACGGATAGCCGAATGTAGCCCCTTGGCTAAAGTCGAACGAGACCGAAATAGTGGCAGGAAGACTCATAGGGCGATAGCACCCTGTGCGCCGAAGCGGTTAGTTGATGCGAATGTGCCCGATAGTGAGTCATTGACTTGCTTCTGAGTGATTGCTCCAGTAACTACATCGCCATCGAGGTAAACCTCAACATTGACTGCTGCCTGGTTAGCGCTTTGGAATGAATTGACTGCGGCCATCAATTCCATCTGAGCGTCTGAGAAAGTCGATGATGGTGCTACTGGCGCAGTCTGTAATTGTGCTACGGATACGCCGAGAGATGATGCCGTGTAATTTAGAAGTTCGCTTGGCAGTGTCCAGTTGCGATAAGGATTTGGCGCTTCTGGGGTTGTCATTAGTGACTGGCGAAGCTCGTTCTGTCGCTTGACGGCTGCATCTAATTGATCTGATAAGGATGTGGCAAGATTGGCGTTACCTTCAAGGATCGACTTTTGTAACAATAGCGATAGGCGATCAGTCTCGCTAATCTGACCTTTGAGAGCTGCCTCAATACCGATGGCCTCAAGATTAAGAGTCTTTGATGCTTTTGATAAGGCTAAAGACTTTTTATTAGTATCAAGAGTCTTCTTCTGGAGTGCCGCCAATTCTCTAGCGCGCTTGGCTGCTGCCGCTTCTGCTGCCTTACGCGCTGCCAATTGTGCTGAGGTCTCATAAATGCCGATTGGTTGAGACCCTGAGTAGCCCATCGATGGCGCATTACGTCTAAACTTTGCGGCCTTCTCTGCTGCCTCGATGGCGGCTAGGGCATTTTTCTCGTAATCATCGAACGGGTTAAAACTTGCAAGGATAGCGCGATCGCTAGTTAAGACGTATAACTTTTGGAATCCAAATACTACTGCTGCGACTGTATCTGCAATCTTGGTAGCAAGAGTATCAATTTGGTTAACGAACTTAGTTGTGTCACCAGCAGCGAATACCGCTACAAGAGATTCGACTAGTGACTTACCTATCGTCTCGCTAGCCTCGCCTGCGGCAGTTGTGATGAGCTGTAACTTGCCTGCGTAGGTAGTTAAATATTCTGCACTGGCGCCAGAGAATTGCTTATTAAGTCTTTCCTGAACATCTGCGAACTTCATGGTCTTTAGCTCGGCTTGAGAAAGTCCTAGTGAATACTTGCGGAGTCCACGAGTCTGACCAACGTAGGCGAGGCTAAGATCATTAACTACTGTCTCATAATCAACGCCAGATCCGGCGGCGATATCGGTTGCCTGCGTAAGCAATTCTTGAGCCTTAGCAACTGAGCCAGTAGTCTGCAATAAGCGTTGCATTGCTGGACGCAATTGATCATCGGTAATGCCAGACATCTTTGACAGATCAGAGATATAGCGCTCGATGCGCGGAGTCTCGAACTCTAGGCCAAGATTCTTAACTGCTATTGCAAGGCGATTGGCGGCCTTCTCATCCTCGATGAATGCCTTTGATGCGTTCTTAGCGAACTTGAGAAGCTGCTGAGCTCCGAATACTGCGAGGAGACTCTTGCCTAATCGCTTTACTCCCTTATCAAGAGCGCTAACGCTTTTGCTCGTGTCGCCAAGTGCTTTCTTACCTTTATTCTCGACGACAATCGGAATCCGTAACTCAGCCATTATTATTGCCTTTCGCGTTAAACTTAGCGGCAGCCTTTTCTAGGGCTTGAATTACTCCGACTTTAGCCTTGCCTTGATCCTGCTCATAAGCCTTGAATAATGCTCGGCCTGACATCTTGCCTTTGCCTGCCATTGTGCCAGGTAGAACTGATACGAACTGACTGCGAGACTTACGGCCAGCCCAATCATAAATGACTGCTGCTGCTCTTTTGCTATGGATAGATACAGTTGAAGACCAACCTTGAGCGTTCGGCTTAGTAGGTGTCAGCTTATAGCCTACGCCTCGACGAGCCTCTGAGGCGTCATACATTGGAAATTTAGCAGTCTTGACTTCATGCTTAACAAATCCAGATGGCATTTGATCGTTAGATGGTAGGAAACCTTTAGCCTTTTTAACTAGTGGCTTTAAGAATCCGACCATTTCATCACGAGTCTCTTTGTCTAGATCAGGCGAAAATTGCTTAAGAGCCTTGCGAAGCGCACTAGCGCCTTTTAGCTCTGTAGGCATCTGCCTGCTCCTTTGCTCTATCTTTCAGCGCTTTAAGTAGCATCTGAAGCATCGATGAATCTAAATCTATTAAAGATTGTGGAGGGATAGCCGTCTCAATGCTCAATCGAGCTATGAGATAGTGGATGCTATCCCTGCCTAGGCCAAAGGGTCAGACTCTGCAACCTCGACACTCTTGAGAGTTTCGAGAAAGTCTGCGCCGAATGGCTTAACTATGGTTCCACTTAACCTAAGGCCTTCCCATGCAAGCCAATAGACATCTGATTGCTTTTCATCATCGCGGAACGCTTTGTGAAATCCCTTTTTGGCATATAGCTCGAACGCGTACTCTAATCGAGGTGTGATCTCGATCTCGGTGACTGTGTTGTCTGCCATCGTGACTATTAACTTTGCCATGCTGTGCCCCTTTGTTTAGTTAGATTATGAGGTTGTGACTACGACTGTACCAGATACGTTCCAAGTTACTGACTGTGTTGATAAATCGCCAACTGCACCATTGATAGGTGTGATGTTATTGACCAAGCATGTCATTGTGTAAAGAGGGTTTGTCGCTGATGTTGCAGCAGAAGTCTGCTTGACTGTTACTGTCGTGTTAGTTCCAAGAACTGCGTTCAATGTCTGAAGTGTCTTTGATGTCGCTTCATCATTGAGGAAGTCGATAGTGATTGAAGATGCTTCAAGGCCTTTAACGAACTTATGTCCGCTATCGCCCATTGCAGTTACTTCAAGCTCATCGAATGTACGATTTAGGGTGACGCTTGTTACTAGAGTAGAGAGATCAACCGCGTTGACAGTTAGAACTACTCCGTTGCTTAGATATACTGACACGGCTTATTCCTCGTCTTTCTTAGTAAGTGGCTTTGCAGCCGCTGGCTTTACCTGACCGATTTTGATCAGGAATTCTTCGTTTTCTTTTTCCCATTGTGCCAATTCGGTCATGGTTTAACTCCAACTCGTAAGTACGGATACGTTGATATTGCAGGTTAGTAGATCACCAGAAGCGGCACTTAAGACCGCCGGGGCGGATACCTCTGTGACGTTATAGGTGTATGAAGATGCAGCGAGCAGGTTAAATACCCGAACGATGTTATCT